TTGACCCCCCCCGGCCCCCGCCGCGCACGGGGGAAAAGCAAATGACTTTCTATGATGACGACGAAGAAGATGACGAACTTGCACTGCCCGAACGATACATCGAACGGGCGGGCGAAACCTTGGCCTACCGCTTGATGGAATATCTGGAGTTTCTTGGCGTGATAGGCAAGGACCATGTGTCTTACCTGCGCTACCCGCCCATCGAATTGATTGAGGACGCCGAAAAGGCGCTAAAGGATGAAGCATGACAAGTGAAGAATTTAAAGCAACACGCGAGAGGCTCAAGCTGACGCAAGGGCAGCTTGCCTACAAGATAGGACTGTCCGAACGGTCGATCAGATACTATGAACAAGGTGGCCGTTCAGTGCCCGCTCCAGTCTCTATACTCCTAGAAACGTTTTTAAGGGGCATAGGGCGTGCATAGCTACAATCGGGATAGTTACCTAGCAATCGCCCTGTATGCCTCTCTGTGGGCTTTATATGGGCTTCTAGAGGCGTATAAAGGATAAGACATGGCTGGACATATTAAACGGCGCACGATTGCGTCAAACTTGGATAAGGTTGGCGAGACTGTTCTACTGGAAAAGATTGCGTCCGGCCTGACAATGGCTGGCCTTGCTCGTGAACTCAACATCAGCAACCTTTCTCTCTACCATTGGATACGCAAAGACCCAGATCGGGAGGAGCGGTTCAAGCAGGCCCGTGCAATCGCGGCTGACCAATGGGCGGACGAGTGCCTCGACATTGCCGATGCCTCGGACAACACATCGGCCAATGCTGACAGGCTCAAGATCGAGACACGCAAATGGCTGGCTGGTGTTGCAGCACCAGAGAAGTTCCAAGCCAAGCCGACCACAGCAGTCCAAGTCAACGTGAACCAACTCCACCTTGATGCACTGCGCCAGCTAAACTTGGCGTCGTCAAACCATGACGGGTCAAACCCACATGAAGAAGAAGTCACCATCGACGTCACACCACCCAAGCAAGTCGGCTCTCATAATCTCGATGCGGACGACTTGCCGGGTGTGTTTGACGACGACTAACGTAAAACTCCCATCCGTGCATGGTTTGACCCTTTCGGGCCGGGTTTGCAAAAATCCGTGCACGGTTTGGCTCTCTTAAAAATGGCTTGTTTCTGCCATCCGTGCATGGTTGGGCCAGAAGTGCATGGTTTTCCCAAGAACGCTCTATACATTCTGGGTGTTTACTAATACTATAATACATATTATATGTATAAATACCCTACGTATAGCAGCTCTTGGTAGGAAAAGGTCGGCACTTCCGGCCCAACCGTGCACCGATGGCTGTTTTCTGCGGGTTTCCGCTCACGCCAAACCGTGCACGGAATTTTCAAACCCGGCCCAACCCGGCCCGAAAGGATTTTACGTGACCATACATCAGACTTTGAAAGACACCTTCAACTACGACCCAGACACCGGAGCATTGACCTACCGTGAGCCAAGAGGATCACTTCCCGCCGGACGCCCAGCGGGCACGGCGATAGCGACGGGCTATAACGTCAAGTATATGGGGTCGTTCATACTAGCCCACCGGATCATATGGAACATGATGACAGGCGAATGGCCGCAGCATCCTGTCCGCCATGCCAACGGTGACAAACTGGACAACCGCTGGGCCAATTTATCAGTCCCCACTCCACTCCGCGAACGTGACCCCGTGACCCGCAAACCAGTGAAGCATGATCCAGACCGCCGTGTCGCGCATGGTGTGAGCCGTGTCGTTTTTGCTAAAATGGGACAGACACGGTTCGAAACCAACGTGACCATCAGCGGCAAACGCGTTTTCATCGGCCGCTTTGAGACAGAAGCCGAAGCGCGTGACGCGTTCGAGGATATAACCGGCTACGCCGCCCCCGGCAGCCTATAAAAAAGAGGGGGCGTTATGCCCCCTCAATCAACAGCGCCAACATTTAGGTGCGCATTTCAATCTCGGCTGCTCACTTTCTCCTGCGCAGCTATGAGCCGATCAAGATACCATCGGGCCTTCTTCAAGTCCTCAATCGGCTTCCCTTTCCTTTCATAGCGCCACATATATTTCATGATATTGCCTTTGAGGTAGCCAGCATATGCCTCCGGCTCCATCGACGCTTCGATCCCTTCGATGGCCTCGATACCACCGGACTTATAGTGCGGAGGGCTATTGACCACATCGACCACCTCGTCACTGACCACCTCGTGATTGAGCGCATCCCGAATGTCTTTGTATTTCATAAAATCGTTCCCATACATTGTTAGTCCTCCTCACCTGCTTTGAAGTTAATCTGAACGCCAAAGAAATCGTCCGACTGCTCATCAATCATGGCGTTGATGACCATATAGTCCTCATCGCCTATGAGAAGTTCAAGACCACGGAACACACGCTTCGTTCGTGTCGCCCGATCCCTTGTGGGTTCATAGCCATGCGTCTTCATCTCTCCATTGAACTTACGCTGCGACCAGTCACGACCCTTGCCTTCGTTGTTTTCCTTGCACCAGTCACGGAAATCATTGAACGCCTCATTGGTAGTCATCTCGTTGTCAGGCCCAGCCACGCAGCGTTCAGTGATCCAGCGGGCCAACGCATCTTCTCCCGCAAGATATTCGTCGGTAGCTTGGATAACTACCTGCGGTGGGTTCAAGCCCTGCTCCAGCCAAGCCTTCGCACCCTCGATAACCCACGCCAAGATGGCGGGGTATTCCTCTTTCAGCTTGTCCGGCAAGTCAACGTCCTTGCGGAGCGGCTTAGTCTCGAACGGGATCAGGTGCATACGCCGACGCATAGCGTCATCCACATTAGTAATCTCTGGCTTCGTATTGCCCGCGATTACAAGCGTGAACTGCGGATTGAACTCAAACAAATCCTGCCGCATGAACCGCGCACTGATCTTGTCACCGCCAGTCAGCGCCTTGACCTTGGCTTCGTCCCACTTGCGCGACGGGTCAATCTCCTGCGCGTGAACCAGCCTTGCCCCCATCAACGACGCCAACTCTGTAGGGTGACGCTGATTGTTTGACGCCAAGAATACGTCCGCACTGGCCACGGTGGCATAATCGCCAAGGATATTGCCTATCGCTCCAAGGAAGGTTCCTTTGCCATTGCCGCCGGAGCCGTGGGCGAAGGCGAGGACATGCTCTTTGGTCGAACCTGTAGCCGAATAGCCAGCCAACCTTTGAAGGTAAGTGATTAACTCACTGTCACCGTTGCACGCCTCATTGAGAAACGCTTGCCATTGCGGGGCTGGCTTGCTGAAGTCCGCCTCAACCGATGTGCATTTTGTGCACATGCGAGAACGGTCATGCGCGAACAAGACCCCCGTCTTCAGGTCCACCATGCCCGACCGGGTGTTGAGGATATAGATGTCGGCGTCTAGCTGTTCGGTTGTCGCCTGCATGGCAGGCTCGACAGCGGCCAGCTTCGCCACGTTAGCGATGACATTATACGACGCCACACGCTGCGCGATCCGCTCACCCTTTTGTGGGCTTTCAATGTTCTGCAACGCTTCGGCCGACGCTTGCGCACAGACCTTGCGGACGATGGACAGATGCTTGTTCGCTACGTCCTTGGCCCACTTGTTGCCATCCCATGCGACCCAGCCCATGCCGCCCACAACGTATCGGATATCCGAAACGTGTAGCCGAGCAACGCGCTGCGCCAAAGCAATGTCGCTATACTCAATCGGCGTTTCGCCTGCGGAAGCTACCACGCCGAAGTCTTCGTCGCTGAAGTCCGTCACATCGAACTCATCGACCTCGCGCTTGTAGCCAAAGGTCGCAGCCTTGTTCGCCAGCCAGTCCCAACCCAACTCATAGGGCGGGTGCATACGACCGAAGTCCGCTTCGATAGTATCGAGCGAGTTAACGCCGTCTTCCCAACGCTCGGCCCAGCCTGCGAAAATCTCGAACGCATCCGTCTCATTATCAGGGCCACATGCTGCTTTTATAGCATAGCCCATGCGGATATAGTCATCCCGGTCAGGGAAGTGTTCGGTCTTGTTCGGGATCGCGGTCACGGCAGCAGCCACATGGATAACGCTTGGCGCAGTAAGCGAAGCCTGATCGACTGACTGCCGCTCGACTGCCTTCTGCGCCGTCTTGTCGGCGTGGATAATCTCGCAGCCCATCATCTCCAACGTCTCCGTCAGATCAGCAAAGAACCGCTCAATCTTTTCCCGCGTTACCTTCTTCAACCCAGCCGGGCCGCGTGCCTCCAAGTCCACATCGAGACTGTATGGCTCCTTAGTGATAGGGTGAATACCTGCGATGACGTATTGTTGCCCGTCCCCTAGAAACTCTACAAGCTGCTCGACACCCCGGCCATCGCGGAACCGCACTTGCATACGGCCGATCTTATCGTCGGTGCGATACATGAACAGGCGCTTGGGGTAGCGACCAATACGCATCGGGGCTTTGCCCAATGCCTTCACGGCCATATCGCCAATGACCCTAGCCAGCCCCTCGTTAACAACATCAATGTCAACCGCAGGATATTTGCTGGCCTTCAAGCCGATATTAGCATGGCTGCGGTCCCACCGCTCAACATCATTAGGCGTCGGCACATAGTCCTGCCAAGCATAGCCGCCCCATGTGCCCTGCGCATTCTGCCGACCGGGCGCTTTGCCTGCCTGATCCGCTTGGATTTTAGACATGGCCGACAACTCAGCGTTCGGCGGGATAACGGACACGAGGTCGGTGAACCCGACCTCATACAGTGTCTTAAATTTCATTAGTTCAAATCCCTCTTTTCAATTTGGTCGCGCTTCTGCATCAGCATATCTACCGCCGCGTCTATCACATAGAGCGCGGCATCGGGTCCAGCTTC